CTCGAGGCCAGCATCGACGGCGGCACCTACTAACCAACCAACCAACCCCGGCGGGGCGCTCCATAGCGCCTCGCCACGCGGGGGTCTCCACCGCGAAATAAACAAGCCACATGGCCACACAAATCATACCCAAAAAATCCTCAATCGCCGGTCGTATACCGACCAGCGACCAACTCGGCGTCGGAGAGATCCTCCAAAACCTCGCCGACCATTGCCTGTACTCAAAAGACGCAAGCGGCAATGTCTTCCGAATCGGAACTCGTCCGGTGCCCGATAAAGTCGAAGTCTTCGACATCATCGGCTCAAACCTTTTCTACGGCAAAATCGCCTACGCCGACTTCCCAAACAGCGGGTCCATCTACGACTCGGCCCTCTGGGACGTCTCCCGCACCACCACAGACGCCGCCGGCGAAGTCACCGCCGAAGCCAGCGCCACCGGCGCGTGGTCAAACAAGGGGAATTTAAATTATGCTTAGTCCCCTCTACGGCCAACTCTCCCCCCTCCGCGTGCCGACCACGGCCGGCCGTGCTCCTGTTTCAGATTCAGATGCCGAGGCTTATTTGGTAGCCGTTGAAACCGCAGATGCAATGCAGTTGGAACAATCGGTTGCCGATGCTATAAATTCATTTGTAGTAGGTTGCAAAGCAGACGGAATCTGGAGCGCGATAAAGGCTTCCTGCATATTGTCGGGCGCTCGGACGCTGGCCGGCGCTGTTGTTCCGCTAATAGGCCAAGCCCCCACAAGCTTCAATTTTGTAAACGCCGACTACAGTAGGAAGCTCGGTTTGTTAGGGAATGGCTCAACGAAATACCTTGCCTCAAACAGGGCAAATAATGCGGACCCTCAAAACAGCCAACATTTAGCCTTTTACATGGCAGCCGCTCCATCTGTAGCGAGCCGGCGCTACATGGGAGCCGATGTAAGTGTTGCGGGAGACAGCACGCTTGCTTCCAGCTTTTCAGCTACAGACTTACTAATTCGCAGCCGTAGCACATCGACTTTTGGCTCCGGAAACTATGCCGGCACCTTGCCCGCACTTTTGGGTAAGAGCCGATTCGCCTCAAATGGGGTGAGTTGGCGGATTGGAAACAATTCTGGAACAGGAACCACAATTAGCCAAACGCCTAACAGCACAATAATTAAAGTATTCCAAGTAGGGACATACACTAACCCGCGCATCGCTTTTTACTCTATCGGCGAAAACCTTGATTTATCCAAACTAAACACGCGCGTTAAAGATTTTATGACCGCCCTCGTCGCTGCAATACCATGACACTCGCCGACCTCATCACGCAGCCCGTAAGCTACGAGACTGCAAAAGACCTCGCGCTTGTGTTCTCTCCCAAACTCGCCGCGCAACTCACCGCCGTGCAAGCGCAATTCGGCAACCCGCGTCATGTCGCCAGCCCCGTCGATCTCACCGATGGGCGCAAGATGCTCTGCGCCGACCTCCTCACCGAAATCGCCCCCGGCGGCATCTACTCTGGCGGATTCGCGCATCTCCCTGCCGAGCTATTCCCCAGCGTCGAAGTCCTCCCCATGTCCGCAGTCCTGCCGCTCCTACCTCAACCCGAAGAAGAAATCTAAACCCACCACCAACCATGCTCGAACAAGTCTCAACCTCCGTAAAATTCCTCGCCTTCTACACGGCGTCGAAACAAGGCAAAACCGGCCTCACCGTCACAATCGACATCTACAATCCAAGCGGCACGCAGATCGTGACCGCAGGCAGCGCCACTGCCCTCGGCGGCGGGTTGTATAGCTACACGCTCTCAACCAACAATTCCTCGGAAGGTGAATACGCCGCGATTTTCAAAACGACCGACTCCACTGTGGACGCCCAACACATTCCGTCTCTGTGGGTCCTCGGTCGCGCCGGAGTCGAAAACCTCGACGCCGCCACCAGCACCCGCCTTGCATCCTCGGGTTATACAGCACCGGCCAACTCGGACATATCGGCCATCAAGAGCAAAACCGACAACCTCCCGAGCGACCCCGCCGACCAAAGCCTCGTCGAGTCCGCTATCACCGCGCTCTCGATCCCAACCGTGGTCCAGATCCGCTCGGAGTTGGATTCCAACTCGACCAAGCTCGCCAACCTCGATGCTACCGTCTCCAGCCGCCTCGCGCCATCCGGCACGCTTGCCACGGTCACAACCCTCACCAACGCGCCAACCGTCCCCACCGCCGCCGCCATCGCCACACAGGTGAGGTCGGAGCTTTCGGTTGAGCTTGGACGAGTGGACGCCGCCGTGAGTACACGCCTTGCCACATCGGGCTACACAGCCCCGAGCACAGCGCCAACGGCAGCGGCTAACGCCAGCGCCGTCCGCACCGAGCTCGCCACCGAGCTCGCCAGAGTGGATGCCACGGTATCAAGCCGCCTCGCAAGCTCGGCCTACACAGCTCCGACGAGCGCCCCGACAGCCGCCGCTGTGGCCTCCGCCGTGCGCACGGAATTGACCGAGATTTCAAACCTCGACGCAACCGTTTCTTCCCGCCTCGCCAGCAGCGCCTACAGCGCCGCGCCGACAACAGCACAGATCGCAACCGCCGTCGAAGGTAGCCTCTTGAACGAAGCAGACGGCCAAGCCGTCCTCAACGCCATCGTTGGGGCAATCGGAAACACCAACCTCAGCGAAGTTTCCATCGTCGCCGCAGTCCGCGCCGACCTCGAGCGCGTCGGTGGCAAAATTGACAGCATCCCAGCCGCACCGACAGCAGCCGCCAACGCGACAGCCGTGTGGGCCACCGCCTCGAAGACCATTACCGGAGGCACCGTGGACACGCTGACCAACTCGCCATCCGTGCCGTCTGCCGCTTCGATAGCATCGGCCACAAGATCGGAGCTGGCCGTGGAGCTGGCAAGAGTCGACGCCAGCGTCTCCAGCAGGCTCGCCGGTTCGTCCTACACCGCGCCAGCGAACTCGGACATCACGGCCATCAAAGCTAAATCCGACTTGTTGAACACGGACCGCCTCGCAAACGTGGCCACGACGGCCATCGTTGGAAACCTCATCGCCCAGGCTAATTCCTAAAATGGACAAGCAGCTCCTCGAGCTAACGAACTACGCCAGCGGTCAATCCGACCGCTGGCTCTTCGTCTGCCTCCTCGTCATCGGCCTCGCCGCCGTCTTCACCCTTTTTCGTTACTTCACCGGACGCCTCGACGTCCTCCAGACCCGCATGGACAAACAAACAGAGGAGTTTGTGGAGCACCTCAAAACAGCAAACAGCGAAATGCTCTCCGTCATCGCCAGCGCCAGATCCGTCATCGAGCGAGTGGAGCGGAAACTTGACACGCGCCCTCAATAGTTATGTTCATCCTACTTAAAATCATCGATTCGCTGTCACAGAACTCAACGTGGCGTGGGCTCATCCTGCTAGCCACAGCGGCAGGCGTCCACATGGAGCCAGACATCCAGAACCAAATCGTGGCAACGGGCCTCGGATTAACGGGATTAATAAACGTCATCCGCAAAGGCAAATGAGACCCCGCCGGATCGCGCTTATGCTGGTCCTCCTGTCATTCGCCTTCCTCGGCATGGCATTCCTGACCTCCTGCGTCAACGTGCCGATCCCGCCTTTCGGCGACCGCATCGGCGAGCTCGGCAACCTCCAGCTCGCCCTCAGCGCAAAATACATCCCGAACACGCCACCCGAATCCCCTGGCGACAACGCCATCGCCTTCGCCTGGTCAAAATACGGCGAAGCCAAACTCCTCAAAGACAAATGAACCTAGACGAACGATCCGAGATCCAGCTTGCCACGCTCCATCCGTTAACGCAAAAAGCGGCACGCGCCTTTCTCGGAGTCGCCAAGACCATCGCCGCCAAAGTCGGATGCGACGTCAAAATGATTTCCGGCACCCGCTCCTACATGGAGCAAGACGCTTTGTATGCCCGAGGCCGCACAACGCCAGGGAAAAAGGTTACCAACGCCGCCGCCGGACACTCGAATCACAATTTCGGCCTCGCCTTCGACATCGGCGTTTTTCGCGGACGAGAGTATTGTGGCGAGCACCCGCTCTACAACGAGCTCGGCACGCTCGGTAAAAGCCTCGGCCTCGAATGGGGAGGGGATTGGAAATTCTGCGACGAGCCCCACTACCAACTCCGACCGAAGTGGGCGACCGGCATGACCGAGCGCGACATGCTCGCAACCCTCCGCTCCCGAGTGTCCAAAAAAATCGACGTTCTGGCGTAGGGAAAATAGCTAGAGTAAAGCGATAGGAAGCAACACATTA